AGCTCCTCTGGGTCGCTATTACGCAACATGTTTCCCATAGCGTTGTTGAGCCTTTTAGTAAGCATGACGAGTTGATTTTCTTGAAGCACTAAAGTTTTGATATCAGACATTTAATCCTCCGACTCTAACATATATTCTGTACGGCTATACGGAAAATCTATAGTAAGATAGTTAAGCCCCATACGATGAGCCAGAAAGTCAATCGCATGTCCCACGTTTAGCGCATCTTCAAACTCGTCAGACGGCACAAAGCCACTACACGTTTGATAATACTCATGATCCATAAGTAACCACACTGTTTGCTCAGCAGTTTTACGCCATTTTTCATGATATTCAAGGTGTTCACCTTTTATAACATTAATCACTTCGGGACTTAATAGTTGACGCTGTTCAGGAGATATTTCTAGGACTATACTAGCCCCAGTTTCTTCTCCCCAGTTAGCAACAACTAACGGTATAGCACCATTGAAGTGTTCAGGTAAGTTTTTATCTTGACTTTGATATTCTATCAAGAAGCCCTCTTCGACAGATAGATCCTCAGCATTGACGCTGAAATAATCAAGATGATGAAATTCGTTATGATTTTCCCTTACCGCTTTGACGACTGGCTGAGCATAATTCACAAATCTTTGAAGATTGTTCATTACATTCCTCCGATTAATTAAACAATGTTAATAAACTATTTATTAACCATACTATTATACTAAGGACTAGGTGAATCGGTAGGAGTTGTAAAGGAGTTGTAACTACTTTACAAAGTTAGTAAGTACTTACTTACTTGACTGTTTTAGTAGGCACTCAATATTTAGTTGGTGATCACTATCACTGGAGGTCGCGAAAACTCGTTCATAAGTAAAGAGGAATGGGCTATTGGTATATAGGGTTGCGTGGAATAAATAATAAAAATGTAAAAAAGGGACAGTTTAGCCAATAGCCCAATAGCTTTTGATTAGAAATGTAGTAAACAAAAGGAGTAGGGATATATTGAGCTGGGTTATTAACCGAGTATTGGTGGAATTGGGGTAATAAGTGAGTAGTATTTTGGTAAGAATGCATGATGATGACGTGTGTTGTAAAATAGAGTGTTTACTTTTAAACAGTGGTGCCTATATAATAGAACTCTGGTATTCAACTAGGTTTTCCTTGTTTCAGAGGAAAACAGGGAAAAGGTACAGATGTCGAGAACAAAAGGATCGGGAACTCTCACCCCTCAACAAGAGAAATTCGCTAGGAACGTTGCCAAAGGCATGAATAAAACGCAGGCTGCCATTGCAGCTGGGTATTCGGAGAAGAATGCTCAACGTGCTGGTACTATGCTTGCCAGTAAGAACAATCCTAAGGTACTTGACCGCATCATTACTCTTCAAGAGCGTGCAGCTTACCGAGCAGGACTGGACCTCGGAACTCACTTAACAGATTTGAAGGACATTCGTGATGGGGCAGTGCGCAATGGGGCTTGGTCTGCTGCCGTAACTGCTGAAGTCAGTCGTGGGAAAGCTGCTGGATTGTACGTGAACAGGTCGGAGCTCACAGTCAATAAGGTAGAGACCATGAATAAGGAAGACATTCTTGCCAGAATGCAACAACTATATCATGAGACAGGAGGAATATTGCCTCCTGGAACTGTAATAGAGGGAGAGAGCAAGACGCTCGACGAATAGACATAGGACTCCCCTTGGTACACAACTTTCGCAGAACCAATTATCGGCGAGTTAGGGAGGTCTAGGACCTCCCGACTCTAAACTCTAGCCCTCAGGATCGAAGTTAGGACCATCAACAATCACTAGGTAGCGACAGGTGACGATGTCATACTTCAGATCCGCCCAGTCAAAGTATTGAGACTCAACACATTCGCGTAGAGTTTTGCCGTCGGCAAACTCCGCACGCTCGTGATGTTTTCTCGCTTGAGCTTTGACAAGACGCGACTCGTTTATCGCAAGGATTGAGTCCATATATTCAGACATTTGAGCCTGAAATTGAGACCCACGACCTTGAGATTTGCGAGTAGCTTGAGCGACTAGAACTTCAAGAGCAGACTCTAGATCAGAGTCGCCAGCGATGGCGATCCCGACTAGTGCTTGAGCATCTTGAAGACTGGGCGTTTTAGCTTGATCTTCTTTCATTACATTTTCCTTATAATGATTTAAACACACCCCAGCAGCCAGGACTGGGAATTAAGAAACTCATTTACTTAATACCCATTATACGCCTGAATAGGTGAAAGTAAAGGGCTTTGTTAAGATTGCCAAATGTTTCTATAAGGCGTGCCATTGCGTGCAATTGGTATCGCTTGCCATTGCCAAAAACGCAATACTACATTACAATATACCAATGCCCAATGCCCTATACCTATATACTATTACATTCTAGAATTCGGGCTAAAGGGTAGCGAGAGAATCTCGATTTTTAGACGATCTCTCCCCTCGGGTTGTTTTCACCCCGATTAATCAGCGGTTACTGATTTTACTCTTTAGCTTCTAGGGTCTAGTAGATAGCCTTGTCTAATATCGTAGAGAATGTCAGCTATACGGTAACTACCGTGTGGCTGGTTCACTACTTTAGTCATGGCATCTGCTACGCATAACCCGTCAGCTTGATCAACTCTTTCAGCAATGTAAACAGCTTGAGCATCTTTAGGACCACGGTTAAGAACCATGTGATCTTCAAGACCTTTTCTGTTTACGGCTTTGGTGTTGACTTTAGTGAATACAGTTAAGCATTCACCTAGTTCAGCATCGTCGCCTATTGCCTTCAGGAGTCTGGCCTTGGCTTCGTCTCTGGTAAGAGATTGGGCTTTGGCTTTAGCTTGAGATTTACTCATTAGCATTTTCCTCGCTTAAAGCGTTAAACACACACGCCTAAAAAGGCGTAACCTAATACTTTTAAAAAACCCGCCTTTTATAAAGGCTAGGTAAGCTTACTACTTTACTTTAATAAAGTAAAGCGGTTTAAGGTATTTAATTTATATAAGGTTAAATAAGCGTTAAATAGGTTATATAAAAGGTTAAAAAGGTAGTAGCGGTTTACTACGCCTAGCTATTAACCCCCGTACCCCCCCTATATATAGGTAGCTTTTAGGCACGTATCCGCCTGAGTTTTTCAGACTAATAATCCATGGAATTTTTATACAGCTTTACAGTTCCTTTATTCAGGGTTATCATGTTAAAAAATTGCTGCAAAATTTTTATGGAAATGGACAAAGAGCTTTGGGAACAGCTACCAAAAGACGTACTTAAAGAGTACCTCGAACTCACGGAAAGGTTAAGTGAACTTAACGAAGTTGAGCAATGTGAACAGAGTTTTTTAGCTTTTGTCAAATCTCAATGGCCACAGTTTATTGAGGGCAGTCATCACCGAATCATGGCTAATGCCTTCGAACGGATCGCGAACGGTAAATTAAAACGTCTCATTATCAACATGCCTCCTAGACACACCAAGTCGGAGTTTGCTAGTCATATGTTGCCAGCGTGGTTAGTCGGGAAACAACCTGGACTCAAAATCATTCAAGCCACTCACACGGCAGATTTAGCCGTTAAGTTTGGACGTAAAGTCAGGGATCTGTTTGAAGCGTCCAGCTATCAAGCCATATTCCCCGACGTGATGCTACACCCCGATAGTAAGGCAGCAGGGAAATGGGAAACTCGGTCTAAAAAGAACCCTAAAATACTGGGGGAATACTATGCGGTGGGTACTGGTGGTGCTATCGCTGGTCGGGGTGCGGATTTATTTATAATAGACGATCCCCACTCAGAACAAGATGCTATGTCTAAAACAGCATTAGATGAAGCCTATGAATGGTACACTTCTGGACCTCGGCAGAGGTTACAGCCAGGAGGAGCTATAGTAATAGTCATGACGCGATGGTCAGTGCGTGATTTAACTGGTCGCTTAATTAGGGATATGGGCAAAGGACCGAAGAACGATCAGTGGGAAGTCATTGAGCTTCCTGCGATTTTACCGAGTGGTGATCCTGTCTGGCCAGAGTACTGGTCACTAGAAGAACTAGAAAGCGTACACGCAGCATTGGGTAAAGGTCCAAAATGGCATGCTCAGTACATGCAGAAACCGACGGCAGAAGAAGGTGCACTTATTAAACGGGAATGGTGGAAAGAATGGACACACAAAAAGCCACCTAAGTGTGAGTATATTATTCAAAGTTACGATACCGCTTTTTTAAAAACTCAAACCAGTGACTTTAGTGCGATTACTACTTGGGGTGTGTTTTACCCTGAAGGACGTATCGGTGAAGAACTCTACACAGGGGAAGCAGCACACATAGTATTACTCGATTCCGTAAAAGATAGATTAGAATTCCCCGAACTTAAAAAGAAAGCCCTCGAGCTGTACGAATACTGGGAACCCGATACCGTTATTATAGAGTCTAAAGGGAGCGGGACTCCGTTAACCCAAGAATTACGTCGAATTGGTGTCCCAGTACAAAATTTTACCCCGAGTAAAGGATCAGACAAAGTAGCCAGAGTAAATTCATGTTCACCGTTATTTGAATCGGGCATGGTCTGGAAGCCTGACGAACCATGGGCGGATGAAATGATAGAAGAATGTGTGGCTTTTCCTGCAGGTGACCACGATGACTTGGTGGACAGTATGAGTCAGGCGTTATTGCGATTTCGTCAAGGAGGCTTTATCCAATTGGATTCAGATTATGAAGATGAATACGAAAGTTACCGTGAACGGAAAATGGTTTACTATTAATAACAGTTATTATAAAGTGAGGTACCATTGTGGCGATTGAAAAAGAAAGCACCTCTATTGTATTGGGCGAAATTGATGAAGTTCCTCCTTTTCCCGAAGAAGAAATTGAATTAGAGATAGAAGAAGACGATGACGCTACCGTTATCGATTTAGACCCTCAAGTAGAATCCCCCCAAACCAATTTTGAAGATAATTTAGCAGAACACCTAGATGATGATACTTTAGGTAAGTTAGCCAGTGAACTAACAGGTTACTATGAA